GTAAATTCCCAACTACTTCGATATGTAGGAGAACGACCACCTACATATTTTGATGGGTTTTTTATTGTATATTTTCCTTGAGCAAATCTTGCCATTATAAAAGTATGTTTCTTTTTTCTGACAACTCGACTTGTGTAGCAGTCTTATAACCTAATGTACTTGTCGAAGGTCTGTCAAAGTTTAAAACTTCTGTAACTAATGCACTTAGCTGTACTCTATCTAATGTTTTTAATGTATCTAATAATTTAAAAACATTTACACTATCAAGTTTAGCTTGAACTAATAAAGAACCTGCTACTGCAATTGCTGCACTTTGTTCGAAGTCTCTCTTTTCAAAAAACCCTACTACTGCATCGACTTGATTTACAGGAAATGATAATGGTTCTTTATAATAATTATTAAAGAAACTTTTTACTTTTGTAGCACTATCTACAGGCTTGGTTGATTCAGGTAATGAACTCATTGTACGTTTCTCACTCCATTTAGTTCACTTGATCTGTGTACTAAATCACTTGCTATATTTGTTAATTGTGCATTGCCGGTATCTACACCTGACACTGCTTCAGATATTAATCCGTCTTTTTGCGATGCTGATAAATTATTATAATCTGTTAAACTTCCGCCCGAACCAATTAATCCTAACGAAAATGCTTTTCGAGCAGTAGAATTAGCTAATGATGGATTACCTGTTAATGCTGCACTTATTTCTGAAGCACTTAAACTATTTCGTTGTTTGTCAGTTAAAATTGAACTTGCTATTGTAGTTGCTGCTCCGGCTGCTGCTACTGGAAATAATGTCTGAGCTACACCGCTTGTCGGTGTATTTGAAACATTTGATAATCCGCTGGTTAAAATATTAACACCTTCTTCTAATATGCCTGATCTTGTTAAAGTTTTAGCATTTTTAAATGTGTTTGTTGCACTTAACACAGTGCCTAATGTATTACCTAAACTAAAATTACCCTGTGCATCTGTAAATGCAGTTCCGCTACCTACTCTACCAAATACATCACCTATACCAGCAATTACTCCACCTTGTCCAAACAAACTTGATGTGCCGCCGCCAGCTAATGATATTGGACTTGGTTTATTATCGTAATGTTCTTGGCCAAATCCTCTGGGCGAACCTTGAGAAACTGGGCCTCTACTATATAATACACTTTCGTACACAAGCGTACACGAATTTTCTGCTACACCTGAAGCATCTGTTTGATCCATAGTATCATGTGCCCAGTTAGTAATTTTAGGATTTACTAACATAAACCCTGTATATTGTTGTCTACTTAATTGAAAAATTTGTATATTTTTAAAGAACGGAACACTGCTATCGTTATCTAATCCATATCTAAATCTATTACGTAATGGGCTTTGATATGTATTATCAGTTGGTGTTGACGCATACGCAGGAACAGTACCATTGATGTTTCCTGTTCCGTCAAATGTTGTATAATTTCCGTCTTTGAAATAATATCTATAATATGCTTCCCAAAGAAGTGTTGTAACACCTAAATTATCATCGTGGAATGTTACATTAATAGGATCATAATCTAAACGGGTTTGTATATTTTTCTTTCTATTGTATTTGTGCTTGCCTTCCATTTGTATAGAATATCTTGGTAAGTCAATATTCTTTACAAGCATTCCTACTTCGTTTTTATGTCGTTCAGATAGCTGTGGAATTTTTACAGCATCTGGCTCCATTTCAAATACCACATGATATAAAAATTTATGTTTTGGTGCAAGTCTAAAATAGTCGTCTATATATAGTCTCGAAGCATGTTGAAAGTCAGCCATGTCTCCTTTAGGAGATAATGCACCACTTACAACGTTATCTAATAATCCAAAAAGTTTATTTGCCATACTAATATTTATCAGAATACGTTATGTGCGTATATAAAAAAATAGGGCCATTAAGGCCCTATTTTACTTTTTATTATTTAAAAATTAGTCTGTAGCTAATACTGAGCCAAATGCTCTACCTACTGCATTACCAATGCCGCCGGCATCGTCAGTTTGTATTGCATTATCGTATCTAATACTTAATGATACTGTTACTGGATCGTTAGTAGCATACGCAAGTGTATTATAGTTTGCACTCTCAACAAAACATCCATACAACTCAAACGTATCTAAAACATTAGCTGCTGTGTCACCGTCACCGTTGCCACCATCAAGAATTTCAATTTTTGTTACAAACTTATAATCACCGCCTGAAGCAGCACTTGCTTGCTCTAAGAAATCAAATTGTTTCTGTAATTGTTCGCCTACACGTTTTTGCACTTCGTTATTTACATCTTCACGTAATGTTAATGAGATTGGTTCCCATGTGTGCTTACCTGCTAAGTAAGAACGAGAGTTATAAACATCAAGTGTGATTGGTTCAAAACTTACGTTGGGTCTTGTTACATCAACAACTTGCTTTGTTAATTCAGTTGAAGGTGTTGATATTCCGAACCCTTGAAGTAAGACTCTAAATCTATATTGTAGTTTAGGCATCAACAAGCCTTGGGCTGTTGCTGACTGATCACTGGCTAATGGCACAGTAATTTTTGAGAGTGAGGTTATTGCCATTTTATATTGCTCCTATTATAATGTATTTAGTCAAATCAAAGACCTGCTATTTCCCCTGTATTCTTTAGTCTTAGTGGAATGTAAATAAACTCAACTGCTTTAACAGGTTCAATTGCAATATCTATATACAATTCATTTCTGTCAATTCTGTTTGGAGTGTTATTAGATTCATCACATACAACTAAGAAGTCATACAGTGCTCTTTGTCCAACTAACTCTAACAACAAACTTTCAACTTGTTGTTTGATCTCATCACGTGTGATTTTATCGTTTGGTTCAAAGATATATGGTTTTGCAAGTAAATTAAGTTGTCTACGTAAGTAAACTACAAGTCTTGCAACGTTAATTCTATCTAACGAACTTGCGCCTCTTGCACGAGTTTTTTGTCCAAAGTTAACAAGACCTGCACCTGTAATAAATGTAATTGGGTTAACATTTTGTGCATACAATGTATCTCTTTGTCCTTCGTTAAGTGCAACACTTACAAATTCACCTTCTGCGTCAATATATCCTGTTGCTGATGCGTTAGTAATGCCGCCACGTCTTGTACCTGCTGGTGCAAACCATGGAAACGATACGTTATCGCTAAGTGCAATAGTGCGTAGCATCATGTGACTTGGAGGAACAACTACGTTGTTACCAAAGTTATCACTTGTAAATCCGCTTGGGTAGAACATACCTAAATATTCGTCTCTACTTACAAGACCGTCATCGTTATCTTCAACTGCTAAATTAACATTTGTTGCCCATTCGTTTAATGAAGTTGCATCTGGTGTAAGTCTCATTGGTGAGTCGCCTACAATAAATGCTGTTAATCCTCTATCATAGTTTAATGAAATCATCTCGCCAATTAGTTCTGGATATCCCGGCGTTGCCATTACGTTAAACACTCTTGACTCGTCGTCTCTAAGTTCGTCGTTGCCGTTAATTGCTGCTTGTAATTGTTGTACAACAACTTTACGCTGTGCATGACGTCCAAAGCTACCTGAGCCGTCTTCTTGATTACTTGACTCAAGAACCCAACGATTTGGGTTATATAATCCCATACTTACGTCACCTGCTCTTGTATTGTCAGCTGTTACGTCAACATAGTTACGAACAAATTTCTTAACATTAAATCCGCTTCTACGTGTATTGAACAACATCATACCACGTGGATAAAGTGCTGGATCAGGTGCATCAAAGTCTAAGAAGTCATTTGTTAATAATTCTGCAATAGTACCAGTTGGCGCTGTATTTACAGTTCCGCCTGATGTGCCTGCTCTTGCGTCAGCAAACAAAATACCTGCTCCAGTTGTTTGGTCTCCGTTATCTACCAATTCCCATTTTGCTAATGCATTCCATCTGTAAATTGCTGGATAGTTATCTAAGTCACTTGTGTCAATCCATAGATCGTTTTGTACTGCTCCAGTTGGTGCTGTAGCACTCACTGTTGGACCTTTAGCATTTGTAGCTGAGTGGAATGTTTTATAACCTACCCATGTTGTACCATTATGTACCATAATGTCTGCTTCGTCAACAATTGAGTTGTACCATAATGCGCCATCTGCTGTTAGCGTTGTTGGTGCATCTGCACTTGCTTCATAACTTAAAAACTTCCAATTTGAAACTCTGTAATCGCCGCTTGCTTGAGCTGGTTCAACGTATACATTTGCTGCTGTGTCGTCTAAGTTAATTAGAGCCATTACACCAAAATTAAGTGCAGCTGATGCTTGTGCAGTTCCTGTATCATAACCAGTAACGTTTTTAATTATTAAATCGCCACCTTTGTCATGTGTAACTTTTACTCTATTATCAGCTGTAACTTCTGCTAATACATTAGTAAATCCAGCAGTTGCAATTGCTTCAACTAATGTTGTTGCATCTGATGCATCTCCTGCTGCTGTAATAGTAACAGTTTTTGCTGCTGCCATTGCTGTTGCACCTGGTACTGATTCAGCTAACTCAATTGTGTATGTTTGTCCAGCTTCTAATTGTTCTGCAACAACATCACTTTGTGCTGGCGTAGCACCTAATGCTTCTCTTCTAAATAGTTTGAAACCAGCTATTGATTCGTAAGTTGGATCGCTTTGTACATATAATGCACCTGTTGCAATGTTAAGGCCGCCATCTGCATCCATTGTTTTCATTGCTGCTACATTATCTGCATAAATTGCTGCTGTTTGCTCTTCCCACAATCCTGTAGCAGCATTATACTTTTTAACTCTCCAACGTGCACCTGCATTAGGTTCTGTTGTTTTAACCCATACACTACCTGTAGTACCAGGAGTAGTATCAGTTGAATAAAATTCTGGAACCGATGTATGTGCGCTTATTTGTAATGATGGACCATATGCTGTAGTTACAGCTAATCCAAAATCTTCAATATCTACATTTGGTGTCGGGCTGTCTTCTTCTTGAATTAACATTTTTCCGTCTACATTTGCGCCGTTTGATTTAGCACCTGTGCCAACAAAGAACGATAGTACTCCGTTTGCATATGTAGCAGATATATCAGCTGCCCAAGTATTTTGGTTTCCGTTAATTGCAGCAATAATGTCAGTTGCAAAATCTGCTGCTGTAGTACCTGATACTATATTAACTGTTGCGCCGTTAATTCTAACAACGCCGCCTGCACCAAATCCACTTAGTAGTGTAAACTGTGCTGCCGGCCATGATTTAACCCATTCATTAGTACCAACTTTTACCCATTGTGCTGAGCTGTTTTTGTAGTACATGTCATTGTTTGCATTTGCTGCAACTACTGCATAGTCACCTACTTTACCTACAGATGCTTTTGGAATTCCGCCGGAAACATCATCAGCAAATAAAATTTTGGGAGCTTTATTACTAAATGTTTGTCCGTTCGAAGTAGAAGCTGCATTACCGTTCCATTCAAATATTCCAAATGCTGTAGATGATGTATCTAACCAATATGCACCATCTGCTGGATTTCCTGCTGGCGCATCAGCTGATGCTTTTAATTCATTTAAGTCAACATTTGCTCTTACAACGTATGCTCTATTGCTTACGCCTAAATATGAATAAGCAGCCTGTAGACCGTATTCGTTTAATTCACTTCCGTGTATTGGACCACCGCTTGTGTCTGTTTGGAAAACTGGATCTCCAAATGTTTCAGCTAAGTCTCTTTGTGATGTTAACAAGTAAGGCTTGCCTGCCGATGCAGCTAATGTTCCTGGTGCAATGCCGGTGCCTGCTGGATTTGATTTATTTTCTGCACTTGTAACTATTAAAAGTGGTGTTGTACCTGGTTCTGCTGGTGTATAGAAACTTTCGTCTATAACGCTAACCTGTACGCCTGGTGATGTTAATGCCATTGTATTATCTCCCAAAATAGCTTTCTTATAATGTATTTAGTAAAAAAGATAATATTCTTCGGTATAAACCACCAAAAAAAGGGACCTAAAAGGTGAGGTAAATACAATATGAGGCCATTATGTAAGTGTAAGCAACGTCCTACTGCAATAAATTACTATAAGGACGGTAAAACATACTATCGTTCATTATGCGAAAAGTGTTTGCGTAATGGCGAAGGTAGCGGAGTGCCAAAATGGATATTAGCAGGTTACCAAAAAAAATGTATTTGTGAAAAATGTAATTACACAAGTAAGCATCAAGAACAGTTTAATGTCTTCCATGTAGATGGAGATTTAAATAATTGTCGGCCTAATAATTTAAAAACCGTTTGTGCTAACTGTCAGCGTATTCTTCAAAAAAGTGGTGTTGTGTGGAAACAGGGAGACTTAATCCCCGATTTCTAAAAATAGTACGCATTAGTATTGCTATATTTTTTCGTAATCTATTTAGGTCGCCATTGTTATCAATAGTATAATTACACATCCATTGTTCGATACTCATTGATGCAGGATCTTCTTTAGGTAAGTGATCTCCTCTATCTACCCAAATAGCATAATCAAATATTTCTTCGTTCTGCATTGCAAAGAATTCACGCTTGTTGCGTAGTCCACAATAAATGTCATGTTTGGCAAAGAGATTACGTCCTAACTTTGCTAAGTCATCGCTACAATATTCATGTATCATATTATACCATTCAGTACGATGATTGTGTCTATCATTGTAGCACTCGTCCTCATTAGCATATCCGTACTGGTCTTTGAGATTATTAAAAATAAAAAGTTCTGAGCAAAATTTACTTGAAGATTGAAACGTGTATCTGTATTCTTCTAATAATTCACATACTGTATCTTTGCCATGACGGCCGTGTCCAACAACTAACAATTTAGGTAACATAAAATCTCCGTATTTTTTATTAAGTATACAATAGATTTAAGTAAAAGTCAAGTTATTTTTATCCAATAGCAAAGCCATAACCAGAGCCGCCGGCAATATTATTAGCTACTTCGCTTTCTAATTTTTCCATTTCAGCCATACCTTCAGATTTTAGAGTATCACCATTTAGTGTTGACCCGCCTTGTGGTCCTGCTATAGTAGCAAATTTACTACGAGCTTCACCTAACATTATTTTACAGCCAGCAAGCGTATAATCTTTAATCCATTGTTTAGCAAGGTAATCTTGTAATAACTGACTATCTGGACGATAATTATAAGCATATAGTAATAGTGTTTCTTCGGCTCTTGGGCGAGTTAACAATGTAAGTTTTTTAGTAGTAGAATTCCAATTGAATTCTATAAACCCTCCGAACATCCGTCCTACAAGTTCTTGATATTGGCTAAACATATCGTATGTTGCTAATCCGCCTGTGCCTGATTTTTGTAACAAATAAGCATTAGTATATGCTAAGTTAAACGGGTCAAATAAACTTCCGCCTCCATTTTCTCCTGAGTCGTATAGTTGAACACCTACTACTTCTCCTGCATTAGCACCATTTGCTAATGTAATTGTACGTGCGGTAGTATCAGATGAGAAAGAACTTATACCAACTCCGTTGATTGTTACAGTAATACTTGCTATTGCTGCTAAATTATAATTGATATTAAAAGTTTGCTGTCCTTGTGCTGCTGTAAAGGTTTGAGAAAATATTGGACCTGTAGAACTTCCAGTTAACGGTCTTGATCCTACACTTCTTCTAAATAATTTTCTAACTTCCATAACTTCGTTTGGTAGTATATATTCGTTTTGATCTACAACAGATTCTAAAAATAGATAACTTTCTTCAACACTATGATCACTACGCATTCTATATCGAGTGAGTGCTTTTGTCAACGCCGTTTCATAATGTATAGGGTCTAATTCGACATCAATCATACCTCCTCCAAGGAATGTATTAACATAATCAAAGATTTCTTGTTTTTCAGTAGCATTAGTCATAAATTTTCTCCACATAGTATTTATCGTTACGATAAATATACATATGCCAAGACTTAGTTTATACAAACCAGAAAAAGGAAACGACTTTACTTTTATTGATAAAAATATAAGTGAGATGTTTACTGTAGGTGGTACTGATGTTTTTATACACAAGTACCTCGGACCTAAAGATGTTAGTAGCAGTAATGCTACAGCTGATGTGCCTTCTTATGTAGGAGGTTCTAACGAGACATCAATACAAGATTTATTATTTTTAGAAAATAGAGATCGTAAATACGAACCTAACATATACAATATTCGAGGAATATATAATGTTCAAGATATTGATTTTGATTTAAGTCAGTTTGGATTATTTTTAAGTAATGATACATTGTTTATGACAATACATATTACAGATAGTGTACGTATACTTGGTAGAAAAATTATGTCGGGTGATGTTTTAGAACTTCCGCACTTAAAAGACGAATATGCATTAAATGATCATAGTGTAGCACTTAAAAGATTTTATGTAGTAGAAGATGTAAACAGAGCATCAGAAGGATTTTCTCCTACATGGTATCCACATTTATACAGAATCAAATTAAAACAGATTATGGATAGTCAAGAATATAAAGAAATTTTAGATTTGCCAGCTAACGAAGACGAGCCAGGCGAAGGTAACTTAAGAGATCTTTTAAGCACATACGAAACTGAGATGCAAATTAATGACGCTGTTGTAGCACAAGCTGAAGCCGATGCAGGACTTAGCGGGTATGACACTTCTCATTATTATTCATTATCTACTAATTCAGACGGGAGTGTTGATTTAGAAACAGCTCAAACTGATTTAGACGGAAACACTGCTGCAAGGCCGGGTAAGTCTGGATATGACGGTTATTTGTTAGGTACAGCCGATGCACCAAACGGAGCAGACTTTGGAATGGGTATAAGTTTTCCTTTAAGTAGTGAAACTGGCGATTATTTCCTAAGAACAGATTTTATGCCGAAACGTTTGTTTAGATATAATGGAACAAGTTGGGTTAAGATGCAAGACGGTGTTAGAATGACTATGACACAAACAGATACCAGAAAAACACAAAAAACTTCGTTTATTAATAATACAAATACCAATAACATAGGCGGCGAAGCTGTTGACGAGAGACAGAGTTTAAGTAAAGCACTTAGACCCAAAGGTTTAGAAAACGATAATTAAGGTATTATATGCAACATTTTTATGACGGTCAAATTAGACGATACATTACTCAAATGATTAGAATGTTAAGCAATTTTGCTTATCAAGATACTGACGGTAATTTAGTTCGTGTGCCTGTTACGTATGGTGATTTAACAAGACAAGTTGGTAATATAATTAGAGATAACTCTGAAAATAAAATACCAAGTGCTCCGAGAGTCGCTGTATATATTACAGGATTAGAACCTGATCGAACACGAACAGCAGATCAAACATTTGTAAGTAAAATGAATATTCGAGAAAGACACTATGATTCAGACGGTAAAGAATATTTAGATAAACAAGGAAAAAACTATACTGTAGAACGTATTATGCCTACTCCGTATACATTAAGTGTTAATGCTGATATATGGTCAACAAATACAGATCAAAAATTACAGATTTTAGAACAACTACTGGTGTTGTTTAATCCAAGTTTAGAAATACAAACTACTGATAATTATATTGACTGGACCAGTTTAAGTGTAGTAAACTTAGAAGGAATGACATTTAGTAGTCGCAGTGTTCCTGTTGGGGTTGATAGCGATATAGATATTGCTACACTACAGTTTACTACGCCAATTTATCTTAGTGCTCCAGTAAAAGTAAAACGGTTAGGTGTTATTACTGATATTATACAAAGTATATACGATACTACACAAGGATCTATAGACCTACAATTAACGCCATTACAAAATACTGATCTTGTGCCAGATAGTTATTATGAAAGTTTAGATCAGCCTTTAATCAAAACTAATTATCAAGATTACGGTATGTACGTTAATGGAGACTCAATACAAATAATAGATAAAAATAAAGTAGGAAATGTAGATTGGGCTGATTTATTAGAAGCATATCCTGGATTTTATCAAGCTGGAATAAGTAGAATATACCTTACAAACGAAGCATTAGATATTGAAATTACTGGTACATTTGCAGTTAATGAATTAAATAGTAAAAATATTGTTATATCATGGGATGTTGATAGTTTACCTTCTAATAATGTTTTTACAAGTAGCTTTAGAGATGCTAATCAATTATCTACAATCGACTCAATTATTGATCCATTATCACTTGATCCTTCAGCATTTGAAATAGAAGGATATAGATTTTTGATAACAAATTCTATTAATAAAAATGAAGCATGGGGTAATTTTGTAGCTGAAAATAACGATATTATAGAATATAATGGATCAACCTGGTATGTACTATTCAATAGTTCTGAAATTGAAAATACAACATATGTAACGAATATAACAACTGGTAAACAATACTACTGGAACGGTACTCAATGGTTATTAAGTATTGATGGCGAGTTTTCAAAAGGCAATTGGCGTCTTAGTCTCGACGGCTAACTATTTTTATGAACGAAATATTATGCAGTGGCGCTATATTCTTTAGTAAATCTACAAAAAGAATGCTGTTATTACACCGACAAAACGGTAGTAAAAGCAATCAATGGGGGATAGTTGGTGGTAAGTCTGAGAATAACGAATCTCATTGGGAAGGTTTACAAAGAGAAATAGAGGAAGAAATTGGATTTCTTCCGTGTATACGAAAATCAATACCTTTAGAAAAGTTTATTAGTAAGGATGCACGGTTTCATTTCTTAACATACCTGTGTATAGTTGATAATGAGTTTATTCCAACACTTAACGTTGAGCATGATAGTTATGCCTGGTGTTCATATAAAAGCTGGCCAAAGCCGTTACATATAGGATTAAAGAGTAGTCTATCAAACAACACTATTAAGAAAAAACTCGAAACTGTGTTTGATATAATAGAC